TTGAAAAATCTTGGTTTGATAGAAACGGTGAATTTGGCTCAGGGAGCAGTACCGAATAGCCGGAAAGTGAATGGCAAAGTTCTGACTGAAGATATCAATATTACGTCTCAGGATATTTTTCATGGGCAGGTAATATCTATACCCGACAAAACCGATTTGAATGACTATCAAACACCAGGTCTTTATTATCAGGGTTTGGATGTACAAGCGGGAACCGGTAATAACTATCCTGAACCACTGGCAGGTTCACTTGTCGTTTTACAAGCTGCTGGGATCATTCAGCGTTATTTTGTTTATAACAGCAGCCGAATATATACACGTTCTTTATACCCGAGGGATAGTCTAGGATGGACACCTTGGGCACGAGAATATAATACCCTGAATAAACCAACAGCAAGTGAGCTTGGTTTGACGGAAACCGTTACTAAAGCCGCAGACGCGTTGCAACGCAGCGGTGGCAATGTAACAGGCAACATAATTATTACTACTGACTCTATGCTGAGTTGGAGCAGACTCACCGACTTCGCCTCTATAGGTTTTAAAGACACCGCAGATGAAGATACAGACTCCTATATGTGGTTTAGAACAGGAGATAATGGTAACGAATATTTCAAATGGCAGCATGCCCTCTCTGGAGGGCCAACTAATGAATGGATGAGTCTTAAACCTGATAACCTCCGAATTAGAGGGCATCAGGTCTACCATGAAGGATATAGACCAACCGCTGCAATTATTGGCGCTTATACAAAATCAGAATCAGACACGCGTTATATTCAAGACATTCGCCTTGGTGCCAAAGAGCGCGTGCAAGTACGGAAAAGTTCTGGGGATACAGACGCAAGTGGGTATGCCATCACTGCTGTAATAAATGGAAATAGAGATGAGTTAGTTGACACCGTAAACCGCAGGCCAATACAGAAGAAGGTTAACGGCATGTGGATGAATATATCCAATATTTAGTAAGGCCATAAATATATGCAAAACATTAAAAATTTTTCCCAATATACACCTGACTCAAAACAAGCCAGAAAAATCATTGAAGATTTTAATGTCATTTATTTGAAATCAGAAGACGGTCAGGACTGGTATGAATGCCAGAAAAGCTTTAGCCCTGACACAATCAAAGTAATGTATGATTTTAATAATGTGATCCGTTCTATATCAGGAGATGTATCAGCTTTTAACCCTGATGGAATGAGTGTGGCTGAGGTAAGTAATTTACCTGATTCTTATGATATTTCTGGCAAATGGCAATATATAAACGGTGCTATTGTTTCGCGTGAGTACACAAAGGGCGAGTTAGTTGTTCAAGCGGAGAGACGTAAAGGAGAATTGCTAGTCCTTGCCAGCAATAATATTGCTCCCTTACAAGATGCCGTTGATTTAGATGAAGCAACTCTGGAAGAGATAGAACGGCTCAAAGCTTGGAAAAAATACCGAATGCAAGCAAACCGCATTGATCCCACCATAGCACCAGATATTGGGTGGCCCGCACAACCTGTGTAAATAATATAGGCCCGTAGTTCACAAACCTCGGGCCTTTTTTTATTCTGGTTTTTAGGGCAATCAATAAGTGCTTACCTAATGCGTCAGACCTTACTGGAATGGAGAAAATACCAAGTCATACTTAACCGGATTGATACTTCAAAAGCATCGGAAATCGACTAGTCAACATAACCTATCATAACTGAAAAAAGACCGGGAACAGAATAACACCCGGTCTTGATAATTGTATTATTCTGGTATTTGTGGCCACTCAATATTTGAAGCCATTGAAGTATCAACACGGCTCAGTAATACCACATACTTCTTCCAGGCAAGTAATAATGCTTTCTCTGTGTCTGAGGCCATCTCAGTCTCAATAGCATATTGTAATAAAGTCATGGCTTCATTAGCCTGTTGGCGAAGAGTGACACGTTGTTGTTCTGCCTGTTTAATCTGATTGGCTTTTTGAGCTTTAATGTCCGTTACCCATATTTCACCATTCCACTCATCAAAATCGGTGCTTGGTTGTTTGCACGTCAGTGTTTCTGGTAATTCGCCCGGTTTAATAATTTCCTTCTGTTCCCCAGTTTGGGTGTCGTAAGCTATTTTTCCTCGATAATCCGGTACCATTTGCCAGCCGGTTAAATCAGATGAACGGCAAGCGACATATCCCTCTTGGGTATCAGGCGGCGCGTCTGTGCAGGAGTTAGCAGGAAGACCGATACCAACGGGAAGATACTCATCAGAACTGTTTAAATATTCCAGCGTAATCGCATCGTAATTAAACACAACGATACTTCCGGTACTGATGGCAATATTATTTTTATCCAGTACAGCCTTATCCATTATGCCGCCCTTACAATGTAGTTAAACGCTACGTTACGTGGCCTTGATACCCCTATGTAAGTTGCGGTGATATTCTGAGTTTCTGTTGTTGCTGAGCGTCCAGAAGCTCTAGCTCTTAATTGAATATCTTTATTTTGGGGAATATCCCATTGTAATTTCGTACGCTCGTTGAGTGAGAAGTTAACAATATTATCATCTTTAGCAGCTTCCTGTACTAAATAAGACCCTTCTTGCCATACCAATAATGTACGATCCGGATCAACACCACGTTTGTCATCCCAACCGCGAATAAATTCACCGCGCAAATCGGGCAAATTACCACCAGGATAAGCCTTAGCTAATTCCGGAAATTTCGCTTTATCAAAGGCCGCACCATTGCATTGCAACCATCCATCCGGCAGTGTGGCCGTCGGCCAAGGAAGTGGCACTCCTATCGGAATTAGCTTTTCCAATAAACCAAGGTTTTTCACAAAAGCATTTTTATCTGGGATATCCGCGCCATTTTGGTTTTTTGCCAATTTACTATTAGCATTATCATAAGCTGCTTTTACCGCTTTGGGTGTTGCCGCTGTCGTTTCATCATTACTGTTAATGGCACTATTAAGTTTTGTAAAACCTTTCTCTGTCAACGTGGCGTCTGGGTGATTACGGCTTTTTTCATGTTTCTGAATAGAGCTATCTACATAATCACGAGTTGCCAGAACGACAGAGGGATCGATTTTCAGCGTTACCGAATCCGTATTGCTAACAATCAAGATCATTCTGATAGTTTGTGTTCTGCCCGAACCTTCCTGTAATTGTGGTTTATAGGTTTCCGGGCAGTTTGCTACTGCAATCAAGTTACCTTCACTGTCAAACAGACCAATTTCACGCATCCACCAACCACCCTCACTTTCAGGGATAATTTGTTCAGCAATAATTTGGTTGGTGTTTACCGGATCAACGCCTAATGTATTAATTGCAGCACGACGCTTTTCATTAACTAATTTTGTCTGATTGACGTCAGGATCTGGTAATTTACCGCCACCGTCACCAACAGCCATGTGAGTAATATCGACTTTTGTTCCCAAAGCAGCGGCGTTCGCCAGTTTCGCCGCTCCCAGGTTGGTTAAAATTGCAAAGTATTTCATGGTGAAACCCTCAATGTATCTGTCTCGATCAAATGAATTGCTGCCCCTAAAGGAGCATTGTCGCTAGTTGTGATGACGTCAGGGAGATATTGGTAAACAGTGAGGTCATCTCCACTATAACTCGTTGCAGCGCAATAAAATTCGCCTTTAACATCCAGATTGATTGACAAACCTATCAAATGACGACTTACAGGCTTGGCATCAGAAATTAGCCGTTCCAGCTCTAAAAAAGTTTCTTCGGTGATCCCATTTTCTTGTACCCCTATCGCCAACCGGAATGTGCCCGGCGTTTCGTTGTTCAGCCACCATTCCTTTATTTGAATGAGATAACCTAGCGGTTCTACCACACGACGGACGGCGCCAATGGTTCCCTTATGTTTGTGCAGAAACAGCGAGTTTTTTATCACGTCACGCTTAGTGCTTACCGACCACTTTTCGTCCCAGCGATCAACCGACCACGCCCACGCTAGATAGGGTAATAGCTCCTCAGGGCAAGTATCAGGATTCCAGAGTTGGCGAAGTGGTACTGGAATATTCTGCAATTGCGAACACGCCTTAGCAGCAGCCAACTCCAAAACCGTAGAACCTGTTGGTAACAGGCGGTCATTCATCAGAACCTCCCACTATCAAACCTGGATTTGGTTTGGAACAATCAGCAGTTTGTGTTTTCCCTATTTCCAGTTTTGCACCAGTACAATAAGGAGCTTGATCTTTACACAGAGTTATGTCCTTCGTCGGGGATCTCAGCTCTACCTGCTGTACTCCTGCGACATGCAGCGCAGCATAAATGGCGGATAACCGAATATCTCTCCCCAATTTATGTTGATCTAACACGTACTTATCCATATTTTGTTGAGCCAATTTACGGATAGGTTCAGATTCAGGTGTCGGATAGAGATAAAGCACAGCATCAATTTGATATTCCACTATGTTGGCTGACTGAACTTTTACCCGATCAGCAACTGGTCTGACGTTTTCATCATTAAGTGCCGCAATCACTTTATCCAGTAACTCTTGTGAAGCTACACCGTTATATTCTTTATCTTCTTCGTCTTCTTTATCTTTTTCCCATTTCCATTTCCGCGACAAAACAGTCACAGTCACATTGGCTGGAGATGGACTGATAACAGAAACATCGGCAACAGTTTGATATTCACCTTTGTATTCATTTCTATTAGCATGAATACTTTCATTAACCTTAAGAGCATGATATTCATACGCACCTATTGGCCCTGCAACACTTAACCCTTCGAAGGCTCTTTGGATGCGATCACGGAAGGTACTATCAGGCTCCATAACTGCCCGGGTAACGTTATAGTTCGCTCCTAGCTGGTCTAAATCGCGATTGGTTGCATAGGCCAACATTACTGCACGAGCAGCTTCATTAACCCGTTGGCGCAATATCAATTCCCGGTAAGCGTTTTCCTCAAGTAACTTAACCAGAGGTTCGGATTCCAATTCCAATGTTCGAGTAATAGCATCCCGTTGTTCTTCAGGATAAAGAGATATTAATTTGGCTTTACGTTCAGCCAACAGGCTTTCATAATCTAGCGGCTCGACTACATCAGGTGGCGGCAACTGGCTTAGATCAATGGTCGGCATTGTTTTACCTCACAGGGATTGATAGAGAAAACCCCCCAGGGGACAGCTGATAATGACCAGATATATCTACTGTCATTTTGCCGTCTTGTTGGGTATTTATGGTGATAGCTGTCAGATTAATTCGTGGTTCCCAGCGGCTAATAGCTGTATAGGTGGCTGCCATAATTTGCAGGCGTAGAGACGCATTCTGCGGCCAGTCAATTAATTCGGGTAGTAGAGAGCCATAAGTGCGCCGTTCCAAACGACTACCAACGGGGGTTAGTAAGATGTCGCTGACAGACTGACGTACATGATCCAGATCCGTCAGGCTACGACCGGTTTGCCGGTTCATTCCAAGGTACATCATTATACTGGACCTCCTGTTGTCGCACCGCCTGCCATGACGCCGGTGTGTTGGTGCGAATGTAGGGTTACGCCGTTAGAACTGAGTTTTCCGCCTGTATTTTCAACATCACCTTCCAGCTTAGTTTTTCCTTTTACAGTAAACTCTGGTGCTTGCAGTGTGATGCCTTTGGCTGCCCCAGCTTTTACCTCCAATGCATTCATCCCGACTTGTAGTGTTTTCATATCGATTTTGTTGACTGAAGTCAGTTCGATAGAGTTGATTGCTTCAAGTTTGATTGAATTGAGTGCTTTGAGTGAGATATTTGTTGCTTCAAGCGTTATGGAATCTGAAGCCTGCACTACAGCAGTCTTAATACCTGTTACCTTTAAGGCACTAAATGCTGGCTCATATTCCATTATTGCTCCATCAGGAAAGGCAATATGGACAGCTTCCGCAGAAGCAGGCAACGCTGATGGAAATTGATCAGCAAAAGCAGTATCAATAGTTTTTCCAGAAACAGCCAATGGCTCCGGAAATTGATTAGAATAAACAGCCGGCAATACAAAGGAGGTAGTCAATTCACCGCCAACAGATAACAGCAAAACTTGCTCACCACGGCTGGGAGCCCACCAAGTTCGGGAATTACCTGCTCGCATTGTTAACCAAGGCCGCCAGTCAGTTTCGAGATTGCCTGTTGCAATCCGGCACACTCCCCGGGTGGTATCTACCTCGGTAACAACACCAGTTCTGATCAGGTTACGCAATAAGCGCAAAAGTTCTGTTAGTTGTGTATCCATATTTGGAAAAATGCCATTTGGTGGTTGTGGATTTATGTATGAAAGAATGCCAGCAATGGCAGTTGCCAACATCAAAGAGGAATTGTAAGAAAGACAAAACAAGTTTCTTGAAAATAGAAAATGTAACAACATAAATTAAAAAGCCCTTCTCGCAACCGAGAAAGGCCCTTATGTAATCTGTGCTATTTTATTAAAGCTTGACTCAAATAGTTCAAAAAATTCAGATTTGTGTTGCTTGACTATATATTAAGTATAACGTTTCAGTTCAACTTTTTATTTATCTAGCCAGAAGAATAGATACGTTTAATCTCTGATATAGAGTGATAATTCTGTTTAAAAAACATCAAATTAGTATGGATATATTTAATCCCATAGTTGCAAAATAGGTTTCGTTGTAGCTGTCATAATTTCCGGCATCTCAACTTCTGTGCCATGTGGCAGGATTACACCGTATTCAGCCAAACCTGGGTTAACTAACAGTACCTGTTCTGTCATGCCTTGAGTCCGACCATAATGACGCCAGCATAAAGCATCAACAGTATCATTCTGCTGTGCAATTATTTTCATTAGGTATACCCTCTCTAATTTAGTCAATATTGTTAAGTTAAAGTGTTATGGTGCGCTGAATAGTGGGAGAGAACCAATGAAACAATATTGTTAAGGAAACAGTACAAATGAGGAGCAAGAAGCCACTTTTCAGTGGCTAATTTAATAATTGATCATATCTTGCAGAATTTACTGAATTTATAGGGAAAATCTATTTTTCAGCTCATTTTCCAATGCAATCATTATCAACTTAGAAACTTTAGATTATTTATCATACAGAATTTCCACATTTATATCATTTATCTGTCGTATTTATTCTTCAAGCGTTTCGTGGTGGTTAATAAGTTGTTTTGCAAGTGGTGTCGACAACTCAGCAATCCAAACTAAAGCAAGTTCTTTATCTTCAGCATGATTACACTCACAGCTCGTTGCCATTCTAGCTATAAAATTGATACGTTGCGCTATTACTGATTCCATAAGAAAGTCCACTGACAAACTTACCTCCGTATAACATAACTGTATATAAGAACAGTACACGTTGATTAGAAAAATTTAAAGTGGTTTTTTATCTTTTTTGAGAACTATATTTGATAGTGTTAATATATTAATTATTGTTTTTATTGAAATAATTAATGGTTAAAAAGGTTTCTTTCCGATCACAATCCATTGTAATTAATAAGTTTTTCTTATTTTATCGTTTGGAAGATTTTTTCTCTTTATCTAGATGACATAGTTTCACAAAGTATATAGATTGAAATTTAAATGCCCATGATGCAATATCCCTTATTGGGTCTAATAAGTTATTTAGGATCACTATAGCTCTTAATTAGAGAGCCTTGTGGAAACGGCAAATTCACTAAACTGTACTTTCAATGAAAAAAAACGTAACTGAGATAAAAATGGGTGCAGATAGTGGAGGAAAACAAGCTATCGAACGCCTTGTTAGTGCATATGGGTTTAAATCACGTCAAGCATTGAGCGACCATTTAGGTGTGTCTAAAAGTACAATGGCGAACCGTTATTTAAGGGACAGCTTTCCAGCAGACTGGGTTATCCAATGCAGCCTTGAAACCAATGCTTCATTGTTATGGCTAAGCACAGGACGGGGAGAAATGTTCCCCGATGGAGAAAAGAAAAAGGAATCTTTAAAAAACATTATTATTCCAACAATACAACGCGTTAAATTGATTGGTGGAAATCTGAACAATGACGAGCCAGTGATCTTAGATAATCAACTTATTGCTAAAGAAATAAAAAAACCTCTGATTGTAGATAACAATAACGCTTGGTATTTGCTAGATACAGAGGAACCTGATGTTCAGGATGGTTTATGGTTAATTGATATTGAAGGTATGCATAGCATTAAAAAAATCACAAAAATCCCAGTTAGTAAGATCCGGGTTTGTGATAACGACGTAACTTTTGATTGTGCAATTAATGAAATCAACTTTATTGGTCGCGTTTACCTAGTGGTTTCCAGGTACTGACATACTTTTCAAGTGTAAGTAAATTAATTTACTTAGACATGTAAATCCTACTCTGATGGCAATTCGTTACCCAAAAACTTCCAGATGCAGTGGATTTCATACACAATAAGTTCTCTTGCCAGTAATAGCTAATTGTTAACTTATTCCGTTGTTCCTTTATAATATGTATAGTGCGGCGGAAGTTTTTTTGCATAGATAAAAAAACTTGATATATTTTGCATAAATTAAGAACCAATTACTTGGGTATTACGAATACAAAATTAAACGTTTAACTAGCCGCACTACAAATACTAATTTGATCGACAATTTTCTTTATTTACTGGAAAATATTTATATATTGTAGATAACGATGTGTTGTAAATTAATGATAACTGTTTCCGTGTGTGGCCTTTTGCTAACAATCTTACTGCTTGTTGTTGTTCAACGAATGAAAGTGACACTGGCCTGCCACCAACTCTCCCTTGGGCACGAGCAGCTATTAATCCTGCATTTGTTCTTTCAACGATTAATTCCCGTTCCATCTCAGCCAGTGCACTCATAACATGAAAGAAAAATCTCCCCATAGAAGTGCTGGTATCAATGCTATCAGTCAAGCTTTGAAAATGAACACCGCGTTCACTTAAATCAGAAATTAAAGTTACCATATTTTTTACACTACGCCCCAATCGATCCAGTTTCCAAACAACTAGAGTGTCACCTTTTTTAAGTTGTTTTAAGGCTCGTTTTAAACCTGGTCTGTTGGATGTTTTTCCGCTAATTTTATCCTCAAAAATTTGCTCACAATTTATACTTGTCAATGCGTTTCGTTGTAAATCACTGTTTTGGTCATTTGTTGACACCCGAACATAGCCAATCTTTGCCATATGTAACCCTGCCTAATACCAATATGAGACTATTATTATCGAAATTATCACGGATTGGCGAATTTTTAAAAACCTTGGTTTGATAGAAACGGTGAATTTGGCGAAAAATGCTCTTCCTAAAGACTCAACTGAATCACTCATATCAGGCAATCACAATATTAAAACAGGTGGAAATTATTCCAATTTGTCACTAACAAAGAGCGATGGTCGATATGTCTTCGTAGAAACCACTTCTCATGAAGCAGATTCTTTTTGTGCAATAGGATATCGTGAGACTGACTCCTCAAATATAAATGTTGTTCAACTCCCTCGAAAGAACGGCTATGTTGCAATAGCGAATGAGCATTATTCTAAATCAGAGTCTGACAGTCGATTTATTCAGTTAAACACGGATACAAAAACATCAGGTTATATATTAACTCAAACCGCAAACTATTATGATGATCCTAATTCACGTCATTTGGGTCGTTCGGGATTTTTAAGACCTAATGGAATTGATAATCTAGGGGCATTAGCAATTCATATAGCTCACCCTGGCGTTGATAGCTCACAACACGCTCGTGGACTTTCTTTCGAGTATGGGGGTTATTCAGAAGCATTTAGCATTTCTACTTACGCTTTCGATGAAAGTGGTAATTTCAGGGGGAAACGTAAAATATTAACAGAGGACGATATTCTTGTTGGTATTCCTCTGCCGTGGTCTAAGTCAACTGCACCAGCAGGTTATCTTATTTGTAGTGGTCAGCAGTTTGACAAATCTATATACCCTAAATTAGGGGAAGCATATCCCTCTGGTACACTCCCTGATCTACGTGGTGAATTTATTCGAGGTTGGGATAATGGGAGAAGTATTGATTCTGGGCGGGAGATATTATCTCATCAGAATTCAACAAAGTTACCTAATCTTTACACCCATGCAGCCTCTGAAAATATAGGACTACTGGTATCTCCTCCTATTAATCGTTTTTCAAGTAATTATCCATCAGAAATTATGGCTAGTGATTTTGAGGAAATAGAACTCGGGAGCGGACAATATTTTTCGACTCCATTAAATCCTTATGGTTCAGTTTCGTTATCTACATTTAGAGTACGTCCCCGTAATATCGCATTTAACTACATAGTGAGAGCAGCGTAATGACAACACAGAAACAAAAATATTCCCTAGAACCAGAAACCGCAATATTAGGAAATAATGGATTAGCAACCAAGGCTGGCTGGTTGATAATCTACCATGCAGAACCTTATTCCAGAGAATTTATTGGCGCTAGACCAGAATATCTAATGGAAGGAGTGGGACTTCCTGCCAATTCCTATCCAAATGCACCAGAACTTCCAGATTCTGATGATATGGCTATTTGCCGCAGTGAAGATAAAAGTTGTTGGCAAATAGTACCTGATCACCGAGGAAAAATAGTTTATAACACGCAAACCCTAGCACAATATGAAATTACTTCGTTAGGTGAACCACCAGAATCTCTGACATTCAAACAACCTGCCACTGATTTTGATAAATGGGATGGTAAACAGTGGGTAACTGACAAATATGCTATAAAGGATAGTCAGATTAAACAGGCAGAGCAGAAGCGGGTAGCACTATTACGACAAGCGAATGAAATAGTTACATTATTACAACATGCTGTGGATATTAATTTGGCCTCAGAAAAAGAAAAGTTATTGTTGTTAGATTGGAAAAAGTATTTAGTATTACTGAGTCGTATTGATATTTCATCAGCGCCAGATAATATTAATTGGCCTGAAAAACCAGAATAAATAATAACGGCCTGTTTTTCAGGCCGTAGATTTAAGACTTATAAACTAATTTGTAAGTATTTATCGTTTCTAAAACCATTTTTATATAAAACTCATTAACAGATCTTTCAGAGAGCGCGTTTAATTCTTAAAAAGAAAAACTAGCAATTAATTTCATAATCTTATGTATTTATACTTCATTGTTTTTTCTTGTAATTTAACCAGTAACATTCAATGTTTTCTGGTAGCCCATAAAAATCACTGTCAATAAAAAACTACAAGCCAGTATTTGTCCGCAAGAAAATATGATGATTTTACAATCAGTGGTAATACTTAAAGTATAGAGTAGACATAAATTAAAGATCATATAAATAGCCAACTAAATTGGGTTGGCTATTTATAGAGAGTAATATTGAATTTTAATTAAAATAATAAGTTATCATTGCCAGAAAAATTATTTATTTTATTCTGGCAACTCTGGCCATTCAATATTTTGTGCTGTGGAATCCATTCGATTTAACGCGACGCGATATTTTTTCCATTCCATCAACTTTGTTATTTCGTTATCAGTAGCAATACCTAAATCAATAGCATCTTGCAATGGTGCCATTTTAATAGCTGCTTGTTCCAGTAAGTAATATCGTTGGCGATGATCATCCTTACTTTTCTGTTCGATAATGGCCTGCTGATATAATGCCTTAGCCTCTTGATCACTGAACCCCATTGAGATTAATTGATGGGCTTCAGCTGGCACATTAACATATTCATAGCCATTTTTGTCTATTAGTTTGTTTAATATTATCATATATCCTCATTATGGTTTATTTTGATAACGTGTATCATAATCTAGAGAATAAGGTATTGAATTATCAGGATATTCTTCACCTAATAATGGATCATTGATGGCTAATGATTTCACCATCCACTTCATTTCACGCTTAAGATCTGCACTTGACCACTGATATATTTCAACCTCGCCTTCTTCACGTGAATAACGAATTGGTTGGAAATTATTGGTCGTAAAATAGGTTAAACCACCACGTAAATAACAACCACTATAAACATAACAACTTACAACGTCACCAGATTTAACATCACCATAGAGAGGATATTTGCCGTCAACAGGTCTAGCGATGCTTATCATGGCGTAGTGGATTGCTTTTATCGTTTTACGATAGGTTTGATTTATGCGTTTAATATTCAAATATTGTGCATCACCCCCCCACAGATGCTCTCCCCCTTCTATTTGTGCAAGTAATCCTGCAATGTGTGTCACACCCTCACCGAATGGTTTTTTTTCTGCATCATATGGATAGGGCCTATGAAGAGTTAACCAAGAATTCGCTCCGACATTAGGTGGGAAACCCCACCAAACCGGATAATAGCGGTCAGTACTTAGACCAGTAAGATCAATTGTGGTGGTATAGCGTGGTTCACTCAGAATATCCGACGCAGTGGGTTTATTGAGCGTGTTATATTCTTGGGCCCAAGGTGTCCACGGTAAATTATGATATTGGCTGCGCGTATATACCCGACTGCTGTTATAAACAAAATAACGTTGAATGATCCCAGCAGCTTGTAAAACGACAAGTGAACCAGCAAGCAATTCAGGGTAGTTAGCACCATTTTGGGCATAAATATTGTAATCTTGGAAATAAATCCCTGGTATTTTGTAGTTATCCAAATTTGCCTTATCACCCAAATAAACCGCCTGCCCATGAAAAATATCCTGAGACGTAATATTGATATCTTCAGTCAGAACTTTGCCATTCACTTTCCGGCTATTCGGCACTGCTCCCTGAGCCAAATTCACTGTTTCTATCAAACCAAGATTTTTCAAAACTCACTAATCCGTGAAATTTCTGAAAGAATAGTTTCGTATTGGTTCTAAGTAGGGGGATATATGGCGAAGATTGGTTATATTCAGGTGTTAATAAATGACCAGAACTGTGGTTTACAGAGAAATGCGTTGATGTGTATAAATTATCATCTATTTTTGTAGGAAAAATCTGTGAAAAAATAATCAATGAACAGAGCTAAAAGTTAACGCCAGAAGAAACAGATATTGATTTATAGAGGTTTCTTTTTCCACTATCTATGAAGTACAAATAATTAGAAAAAATAATAAATTAAGCAACCTGATTTGTATCATCTCTCACACATTTCCCATCGAATGATTTAATAATTCGGATACTTCAACATAGCGGGACACCTTAACAGGAGAACCGCTAATATGGCACAAGATTATCATCACGGCGTCCGTGTACAGGAAATTAATGAAGGTACGCGTACCATTACCACAGTTAGCACCGCTATTGTTGGTATGGTGTGTACTGGTCCTGAAGCAGACGAAAAAACTTTCCCACTAAATACTCCGGTCTTGATTACTGATGTTTCACTCGCCATTGGCAAAGCTGGTAAAACCGGTACATTGCCTCAGGCACTCAAAGCTATCTCAGACCAGTCTAAACCCGTTACTGTTGTTGTCCGTGTAGCACAAGGTGAAACGGAAGAGCAAACTACCAGCAACATCATTGGTACTACAACTAATGAAGGTAAGAAAACCGGTATACAGGCACTGTTGGCAGCACAAAGCCAATTAGGTGTGAAGCCGCGTATTCTGGGGGTTCCTGGGCTGGATACGAAGGCTGTTGCTGTTGAGTTGGCGAGTATTGCGCAAAAACTGAGAGCAATGGCTTATATCAGCGCCTATGGTAGTAAAACTATCTCAGAAGTTATCGAATATCGCAAAAACTTCAGTCAGCGCGAATTAATGCTAATTTGGCCTGATTTCTTAAGTTGGGACACTGTTTCTAATAAGGAAACTATCGCCTACGCGACTGCTCGTGCACTGGGCTTGCGTGCAAAAATTGATGAAGAAACAGGTTGGCACAAAACACTGTCGAACATCGGTGTCAATGGTGTGACCGGTCTTTCAGCAGACGTATTCTGGGATCTTCAAGATCCAGCAACAGATTCAGGCCTGCTAAACCAAAATGGTATTACGACACTTATCCGTAAAAATGGCTTCCGTTTCTGGGGTTCCCGTACCTGCGCTGATGATCCATTGTTCCAGTTCGAAAGTTACACTCGTACTGCCCAAGTATTGGCTGACACTATGGCGGAAGCACATATGTGGGCAATCGATAAGCCACTAACTCCTTCACTCGTACGAGACATTATCGAAGGTATCAATGCTAAGTTCCGTGAATTGAAATCTGGGGGCTACATTATTGACGGTCAATGCTGGTATGACGAAAACGCCAATGATAAAGACACCTTGAAAGCGGGTAAATTGACCCTCGATTACGACTATACACCTGTACCACCACTGGAAAACATGATGTTACGCCAGCGTATTACAGATCGTTACCTGATGGATTTCGCGAAAAGCATAAACGGCTAAGGGGACACAGATGGCATTACCTCGCAAACTTAAATTCCTGAACTTGTTTAATGATGGCAATAGTTATCAGGGAATAGTGGAAGAACTTACTCTACCTAAGCTGAGTCGTAAACTGGAAACCTATCGTGGTGGTGGTATGAACGGTAGCGCAACCGTGGACTTAGGCTTGGATGAAGGTGCATTGGACGTTGAATTTACTCTAGGTGGTATGGAAGCTCAACATTATCGGCAATGGGGGCTGACCAAAGCCGATGGCGTAATGTTGCGCTTTGCAGGCTCCTGCCAGCGCGATGATACCAGCGATGTGATTGCTGTTGAAATCGTGATGCGCGGCCGTTTCCATGAGTTTGACCACGGTACCTATAAGCAGGGTGATAATACTCAGACCAAAATCAGTGCTAAAAACACCTATTTCAAATTGACATGGGATGGTGAAGTTCTGATTGAAGTGGATACCGTTAACATGGTTGAAGTCGTTAATGGTGAAGATCGCTTGGCAGATCACCGTCGCGCTATGGGTCTTTAATCTAATCGGATAAACAAGGTTGAACCATGACAGAAACACTAATTACTCAAAACGACGAGCAGCGCACAATCGTATTAGAAGAACCGCTTGCACGTGGTAGTAGCAACATCACTGAGGTGGTGGTGCGTAAACCGAACAGTGGCGCGTTGCGTGGTGCTCGGCTACAGGCTTTGCTGGAGATGGATGTGGATTCAATGATTTTGGTTTTACCACGTGTTACCACACCAGCGCTCACTAAAAGCGATCTGTTGTCAATGACACCCGGCGATCTGATTAATCTCAGTGTTGAGGTGGTCAATTTTTTGTTACCGAAGTCGGCGAAGTCCGGTTTCCAGACCGACTAACCGTAGATGAATTGGTGGCAGATATTGCCACCGTTTTCCACTGGTCTCCGGCAGTGACAGATGAAATGTCACTACCGGAATTACTGGACTGGCGACATCGGGCCATCTTACGAAGTGGTGCAGAAAATGAGTAATACACAGTCACAGCTTAAATTGGTAATACAGTCCGTTAATAAGCTGACCAACGCCTTGAAATCTGCCCAGCGAAATAATAAAAGGTTGGCGGATTCTCTCCGGCAAAATCGTGATGAATTCAAGCGATTAAATCAGACTTATGAAGCAATTAAACCTTATTCTGCTCCTGAATATGCGCAGGAAACTGCGCATACCAGTAACAAAAAGGAAGAAAATCGCGGTGAAGGTCGTTATAGCAAAATCAAAGAGCTTCGTGACCGCATTAGCCAATATGGTGTTAGTGCAAAATCAGCCGGTAGTAAGATACTGACAACCAGTAAAAACTTTCTGATGCCGGGTTATGATCTCAGTGCTCAAATGTCCAAAATTCAGGCACAAACTAATATTGAAAAAAATTCTCCTGAATACACTATGTTGCTCAATCAAAGTCGTGAGTTGAGTAAAAGTACAGGGATTCCTGCCAGCCAGATTGCACAGGGACAGAGCCTTTATGCCTCTAAGGGTTATTCTCCTGACCAGATAAAGAATGTGATGCCAGGCGCGGTACTAATGTCGCAGGCAAGTGGTACAGATTTTGCCAATGTGGTTGATATTAGCACTGAGGTACTGGAAGGGTTTAAATTACAATCCAAGGAGATGGGGCATGTTAGTGATGTTTTGACGGCAACGTTTATTGGTTCAAAAACAACGTTGGCGGGATTGGGTGATACCATGAAATCTGTCGCTCCAGCGGCTACTTCTTTGGGGGTTGATATTGAAACCGTTGCGGCTGCTACAAGAAAGCTAAGTGATGCCAATATCAAGGGAAGTGAAGCTGGAGAGGCTCTGAGTAGTGTGCTAAGCCGGTTGGCTGAACCACCTAAAGCTGCTGCTGTCGCATTGAAACAACTAGATATTAAAACTCGTGATGCTAAAGGTAATTTACGGCAGTTACCTGATATTCTCGTTGAACTAGATGATAAAACCCGCTCAATGAGCAGTAAACAACGTACGAGTTATTTCACAGCAATTGGTGGTGAAAAGTCTGCTCCTGCTCTAGATGTGTTGGCGAATCAGGCAGGACAAGGAGGATTGCAATCTTTTATCGCTGAACTAAAAAGTGCTCAAGGTGAATCTCAAAAAGTTGCATCTGCAATGACGAATAGTCTTACTGGTGATATCCAAAAGCTTAATGCCGCTTGGAGTGATCTAGGCGTTCAGATGTTTTCTGGTGTAGAAGGTCCCGCAAGAGAAGTCACCCAGCAAGTAACAAATGTAGTCAATAAAGTAAGTGAGTGGATGGAAGCCAACCCACGCTTGGCTGCAACGCTTGCGACTATTACGGTGGTAGTCGGAGGCATGTTAACTGTGTTTGGCGCATTGGCACAGGCGATCGCTTCGATATTGCTTCCATTAGCTGTAGCGAAATATAGTCTTACTTTCTTTGGTAGTACTGGTGTGAGAGCTCTTGGATTGGTCGGGAATGCTCTAAAAATGTTGGGTAGCACCATGATGATAGTTGGTCGTCTGATGATGGCTAATCCAATCCTCGCCATTATTGGTATAATTGCTATGGCCGCTGTTTATATTTGGCAAAATTGGGAAACATTGGGGCCGAAATTTTCTCAGCTTTGGGAAAATATTAAAATTAGCCTAAGTGAGAAATGGGAATCCATTAAACAGAGTGTTCTGCAAACGTGGGAAAATATTAAAACTAGTATCAGTAATGCCTGGGAATTAGTTAAGCAGAATACATTGGATGTCTGGGAGAATATTAAAATATCTATCTCGGACAAATGGAATGAAATTATTACTGACGTAATGAGTCTACCCAGTAAATTTAAAGAGGTTGGCACAGCGATAGTTAACAGTTTATTGGAGGGGATTAATGAAAAGTGGGAAGCCCTGAAAAAGAAACTGACTTCATTGTCTGAGTATCTCCCTGACTGGATGCGGTCAAAGGAGGATATTTCAAAAGACGCCAATAATAATGTAAGTCCTAATGTCAGTTCGGTTCTGCCCAAACATGACAAAGGGGGCATTATTCCGGCTGGTCGATTTGGTATTGTTGGTGAATATGGACCAGAGATTGTCACTGGCCCTGTTAATGTTATTAGCAGACGACAGACTGCTAAACTTGCTGCCGCTGCGGCATTTTCTTTAAGCGTAATGGCGCCTTCTACCGCAGCCAGAACAGCGCCATTGCATGTTCAGAGTTTACCGGTTCATGCTTATCCGCAGATTCAGGAAAAGAAAACGGACAAACGTCAGGTGGTTGAATACCGCAGTGAATCGCCGGTCTATCATATAAATATCTATGGTGCGCCGGGGCAATCTGCGCAGGATATTGCAGCAGCGGTTAGGCGCGAATTGGATGATCGGGAACGTAAACAGCAGGCTCGTTTACGCAGTTCATTCTCTGATAGAGGAGAATTCTAATTATGATGGCTGCACTGGGTTTATTTGTTTTTATGTTGAAAACCACGCCATACCAGAGTATGCAATATACTCAGTCATGGCGACATGCTTTTAATAGCCGTATCGGGGTGCGGCCTGCCTGGCAATTTCTGGGGCCGGATAACGACACAATGACACTTTCCGGTTCGTTATATCCAGAAATTACTGGTGGCCGTTTATCATTGACGGTACTACAAGTTATGGCTGACAGCGGTAAGGCTTGGTCTTTTATAGATGGCAGCGGCACGGTTTACGGTATGTTTGTCATTGAGAGTATCGACCAGACAAAAACTGAATTTATGTCGAATGGTTCTGCCCGCAAAATTGATTTCACGTTGACATTGAAGCGAGTAGATAGTTCTCTAATTGAAATGTTCGGTGATCTTCAGGGACAATTCTCTATGCTTACAGACAATTTGTCAGATAGAGTCAAAGAGGTATGATCATGACGTCTAAATTTGGCAGAGGTTCCGAAAAAGGTGGTGCACCGGCATTTCTTTTGGAAATTGATAATAAAGATATCAGCGGGCGCATTCAATCGCGCCTGATGTCACTAACGATGACAGATAATCGAGGCTTTGAAGCCGACCAGCTTGATATTGAACTGGATGATGCAGATGGAAGTTTGGTGTTACCTTCCAGAGGTAATGTGATTTCATTGGCGTTGGGATGGCGTGATCAGCCACTGATTAGTAAAGGACGTTTTACTGTGGATGAAATTGGCCACAGTGGAGCTCCGGACAAATTAACGATTCGTGCCCGTAGTGCTGATTTCCGTGAATCTCTCAATATGAGACGTGAAGAGTCTTATCATAAGAAAACGATAGGTGATATTGTTCGCACTATTGCTGCAAGGAATAGGCTTACCGCCGATTTACATCAAGATATAGCGAAAATATTGATTAACCATATTGATCAGACGAATGAGTCTGATGGTAGTTTTCTCACTCGCTTGGCAAGGCAGGAAGGGGCGATTGCTTCAGTAAAAAATGGTAAGTTGATATTTATTCGGCAAGGACAGAACAAAACAGCCAGTGGTGCGGTTATCCCTGCATTAGTGATTACACGTCGGTCAGGTGACAACCACAATTTTACTCTGTCCGATCGTGAGGCTTATACCGGCGTGGTAGCAAACTGGTTGGATGTCCGTAAACCGGAGAAAAAACATACCTTAACCGTTGAACGAAAAAATCAGGAAAATGCTGATAAATTAAAATCTTATTTGATCGGTAGCAAAGATAACGTATTAGAGCTTTCTCGTACTTATGCTGATGAGGCTAGTGCTAAACGTGCAGCCAAGGTTGCCTGGGAAAAAATGCAACGTGGAGCAGCGACGTTTTCGATTCAACTGGCTCAGGGGCGTGCAGATCTCTACCCTGAAATACCAATCAAGGTTACCGGTTTTAAACCAGAAATAGATGCTGCCGAATGGACATTAACGACAGTCACTCACACGGTGAATGGATCTGGTGGTGGTTTTACAACAGCACTGACTCTGGAATTAAAAATTGATGATCTCGATATGAAATAATTGTTCTTTAAGTGAGATCTCATTGCTATATTGTTCACATTATGAGAGTTCATGTTTTAGTTAAGGGTAAGAAAATATGATCAAGTGTCCTCTTTGTGGTAAAGCGGCTCATGCACGCAGTAGCTTTGAGCATTCCAGCCATACAAAAGAACGTTATAATCAATGTCAAAACATCAATTGTGGTGCAACTTTCGTTAGCCATGAAACGTTTGTCCGCTTTATTTCCAAACCTGGTGAAGTAATAAGTGTTAAGCCGCATCCCAAAGAAAAAACTAAAACTCAATTGAATGTGACTTGA